CCTCTTATAGGAACTTATGGTCTGTTGCTTTAGAGTGACAGAATTACCGCACTCTAGGTCGCTAGCTTCCGTAAGCCTCACCAAAAGAAGTGAAGGCTCGCTCGAGTCAAAGGCTCTCGCCTTTGGGACCAGGGCTATGTAACTGTATCCCTGGTAACCGTCTTTACGTTTAAATCTAGGCGGCGTGGCTTCGTCAAAGTTACTAACAAAGCCAACGTCTCCGACGCCTTCAGGAATCATCGTCCTAAGATTTCTAGGTGCAAGGTCCCGAACGTAAGTGTAAGACGCTTTGTAACCAATACTGTCACAAGTGTTACTAATGTGACGTAGGCGACGCAGCGCATTATGAACCTTATAAAGGTTCTCGACGGTATTGAGCTTATCTTTGAGATAAAACGGCTTAACATCGACCCCGGCATGATAGTGGTCTCCACAGGATTCACGGAAATAACCGTTAACAAAGGATTTCTCTTTGTTAACAATGAACCCAAAGAGATTAAGCATGCTGTAAAGCAGTGGTGTATACGTCACGGGAACAACTATGTCGTCGCCGAAGACCGAAACAACGTCGTCTTTGCAACCCACTTGGTCTTTGCAAACCAAGCAGATGGCATAGAACAACAAGGACTCCAGTTCGAACGTAAACCCGTTGCCCATGGCTGAAAACTTTTGCCATGGAACACCATCAACAGACGTCTTCGTCCTGAGTGTGTCAAGCAACCTGAACCACCGAGGGGGTAAAACTTCCCTAAGCGGCTCAATTGCCATAGTATCGCTAGCACTACTAAGATCCACAGTGGCATAGAGGCCGTTAATACTGGCCTTCCGCGCATATCTGCGATTCGTTTCATGTGCGTTACTGTTCAGGTCGAGACCGTGCCTTAGTAAGCGACGTCGAATCATCTTTCCCGCTCCTTTCTGGTAATAAAGATTAACGCCAGGTTGGATTAGGATACAACGATCCGTCTTACTGTTCGTCGGCACATATGTAAGTTTATCACCTTGAACCACACAGAACAGTGGTTTCCAATGAGGATAAGCAAGACCATGGAGATCTCGCACAAGATGATACAGCGGTAATGTGAGGTCCCGCTCTCTGCGGAACTTTTGGAAGCTTG